ACTTGGCCCCTACACAGGTAACGTTGGTAACGTAGTTATTTCTAGTTCAAACGGTCGTATTAAGTTTGCTAGTGGTGGTGCAAATATTGCCAACGTTGTTGCTGAAGTAACCGGTACGCAGATGACAATGTTTAAAAAAATCATGCCATCCGCTGACAACACCATTGATATTGGTGCTAGTGGTACAGTGTTTGCAACGGTATATGCAACAACATTTAGCGGGGTATCTACTACAGCAAAATACGCCGACTTGGCAGAAAACTATCAGGCTGATGCACAATACATGCCAGGGCAGGTACTTGAATTTGGTGGCACCAGAGAAGTGACATTAGCAGCAGCAGACACATCGGCAGTCGCAGGAGTAGTATCCACTAACCCAGCGCATTTGATGAACGGTCAGCTAACTGGCAACAATGTTGTTGCAATAGCATTGCAAGGTCGAGTACCGTGTAACGTTATTGGGCCAGTTAGAAAAGGTCAACTAATGGTTAGTGCAGGGTTCGGCTTTGCTAAAGCGTCAGGAACTCCGCAAGTTGGACAAGTAATTGGTAAAGCGTTACAAGACTTTGATGGGGCAAAAGGCCAAATTGAAGTTGCGGTTGGACGTTTATAAAACAAACAACTACCACAGTAAAAGGGGCTTCGGCCCCTTTACCTTTTTAGGTAAATACTACTAATATTTGGATTTTAGCATGGCGTTAACCAGACCGCGTTTTTCACAATTAAATACTAGCGTTATTACTAGCGCAGATCCCGTTACGGTATTAAACCAAGGGGCGTCAAGCGCCAATGTTGACGTTGGATTCTTATTCAATCGTGCAAACGGGCTGGTATCTAACGTAGCATTATACTGGAGCGAATCAACACAAAGCATTGTAACTGCATACACCGATGATTCGGGTGCTAGTGGAAACATTGCACCAACTGCTTATGCAAATCTAACAGTTGGCAACGTACTGTTGGTCAATGGCGGGATTATAGGAATTGTTGGAAACCTACAAACAGGCAATTTAATTGCCAACACCGGGATCTATGCACCGGCATACTATTATGCAAACGGCGCACCCTTTGTAAGCAGTACATACGGAAACACAGAAGTTGCTGCATATCTGCCCTTAGATGCAACAATAACCACAATTGGGTCTCGAATTGACGGCGCAAACGCAGCAATCGTTACCGCAAACACCAGTCTTAAAAGCTACACCGATGCAATTGTTAGCGGCGCAAACGCAGCAATTATCACAGCAAACACCGAGCTAAAGAGCTATACTGACTCACAGATTTCAGCAGTTACCTCTGCGTGGCAAGCCAATGCAGCAACACAAGATTCGTCATTGACTTTACTAGGTGTAAGAGTTGATGCAGCAAATGCAGCAGCGCAATCCTACACTAATTCTGCAATAACGAATTTAATTAACTCAGCTCCTGGCACTCTTGATACACTTGGCGAAATTGCAGCCAACCTAGCAGATGGGTCAAGTGCAGTTGCTAGCATTGTTAATTCTATATCCAATACCAATTCTAATGTAGCTGCGGCAAATTCTGCAATCGCGACACTACAAACACAGGTCTACTCAAATACAAATGTTGCAGCATACCTTCCAGTCTATACTGGCGCAGTTGGCGCAATTGGGTCTAACCACATTGGTACAGGTACATTCTTAACTAGTTTAAATGCTTCAAATCTAAGTTCAGGAACAGTACCAGCAAACCGAATATCTGGCAGTTACCCTAACATCACTGAAATCGGTATACTAACAACCATTGACGTAACAGGCACAGCATCTATTGGTGGTAACCTTGATGTTGCTGGAAATTTAAACATTGCGTCTGGTAACATCACTATCAGCAACAGTGGATCATTTATTGGTAATGCAGTAACTGGTTACGGTGCGTTGTATGCAGGTATTCCAAGTGGATACACAGTGCTACCTTCGACTCCACTACAAATTGCAACCAACGATAATACATATTCACAGTTGAATATGCAAAACATTAATGCTGGCAGCTACGCATCGAGCGATTATGTAGTAACAGCAGACAACGGATCAGACTCAACCTACTACGGTGACTTTGGTATTGCAAGTAGCAACTTTGATTGGCCGGATCTAGGACTAACAGCAGTTGGTGCAAACGATGTGTACCTACTCGGAGTAGGTTATAGCGCCAATGGCCCGTACACCGGTAATGTAGGTAATGTGGTTATTTCTAGTAGCAATGGCTTAATCAAACTTGCAAGCGGCGGAGCAAATATTGCTAACGTAGTAGCGACGGTACACGGCACTGGCATGTCAGTAGAATCTACAACTACGTCGACTAGTACGTCAACTGGTGCATTAACAGTTGCAGGTGGGCTAGGAGTTGCTGGCAACGTGTATGCCGGAGCAGTATACACATCAGGTTTACGTTGGTCTGCTAACGGCGCAATTATACAAACAGGAAGCAAGTACACTGTCGACACATCAGCACCGTCAAGTCCAACAGTTGGTGACAAGTGGTTTAACTCATCTACTGACATAGTGTACGAATACCAGGATGTTGGCACTGGCCAGTTTTGGATTGACATTAGCGGAGCAGTGTTAGTGGCAAGCGGAGCAACAGTCAGCACAGGTGATACATTAAGTCCATTTTTACTAATGGGAGCATAAGGAAAGAATATGTCAATCGTTTATAAAGTATTAGGGCAAGTAAACCCAACAGCAAACACAGCAACAACCTTGTATACTGTGCCGTCTGCAAACAGTGCGATTATTAGCACAGTGTCCGTCTGTAACCAAGCTGCAACAGCAACTACATTTAGGCTTGCGGTGCAGCCAGCTGGTGAATCTCTTGTGGCCAAGCATTACTTAAACTACGACACATCTCTACCTGGCAATGATTCTATTACAGTCACAATTGGTATGACATTGGCTGCAACTGACGTAGTGAGTGTTTACGCAGGTTCGGCGACTGTCAGCTTCAACGCATTCGGAAACGAGATTTACTAATGGGATACCGTTCATCAAGCACACGACGAACTAGTGCGGCTAGTGCAGTATCTAGCCAAGCGGTAGTAGTTAATACGGGCATTGGGTTTTCAGCAGTCGGTAGCACAGTTAGAGAAAACACAGCTATTAGCCTGGGTGTAACACGAGTTGGTCAAACAAGTGCAGCAACAGTAACTACTGTGAGCGCAGGCCCAGTTATCTCAAACGTTGCTTACCTTGATGCAAACAATTCTGTTACTAGCGCAAACGCAGTAAGTACTAGTGGTGGTAACGTTCGCATCACTGGTACAGGCTTTGTTGCTAACAGTGCAGTCTATATTAACAATACACTAGCAACTAACACATTTGTTAGCTCAACACAAATTACCGCAGTGTGTCCGGCAGCAAGTGCAGGTAACGTTGCGATTATGATTTTTACTCCAACTGACACAGGCACTCAGCGAGCAAACGCAGTTCGTTATTCTGGCGCACCGACTTGGACCACTGCCGCAGCAGCACTACAAAATGGTATCGCTGCAAACGTGTCATTGGTTGCGTCAAGTGACAGCACCTTGACATACACGTTGCAAGATGGCAGCACATTGCCTACTGGTATTTCGCTTAACAGTGCAGGTTACTTAACAGGAACACCTACTGGATACTCGGGCAGTGCAAGCGTGACGGTTGTTATTATTGCAACCGACGCAGAAGGACAAGCAACCCAGCAAACAATTACAATTTCTATTACTACCGGTGACGATCAGTTTAAGTACACAACATTATTGTTGAACGGCGAAACAAGTGTAACACCGTTTATTAAAGATTCTAGTTCGAACAACTTTGGACTAACACTAGCTGGTGATGTAAGAGCAGACCGTTTTAGTCCATACTATGGCAACGGGTACTACAGTGGCTACTATGATGGAACGTCGGGAGTTGAGACTACTACTGCGTCGAATCAATATACTATTCCAACTGCAACTACGCCATTTACAGTGGAATGCTGGGTGTATATTACAGCGTCTGGTGGCCCGTATACTGCAATTGCAACTTCAGGGACTACTTATTCATACTCACTAAGTTTTGGTAGTTCGGTGGGCACATATGATTCAACCTTGAAACCTTGGTTTGGATTTTATTCCGGTGGATGGAGTGGTGTGGTATCTCCGACAGCGTTACAACGAAATACTTGGTATCACATTGCAGGAGTCTTCACTGGGTCTACTACTAAATTATTTGTTGATGGTATAGAAGTAGTATCGGGTGGCCCAACAACGTGGGGAGTCAATGGATCTGGAACTGACAATATTTTTGTAGGTCGAAGAAATGATGCTGCAAATTATTTTCAAGGGCAAATTTCTAATGCGAGGGTAGTCATTGGAACCGCAGTCTACACTACTGGATTTGCCCCACTAACTGCACCATTACAGGCTATTGCTAACACAAGATTATTAACATGTCAGTCAAATCGATTTATTGATAACTCATCGTTAAATGCTGCTCTAACAGTTGGGGCGAGCATGAAAGTTTCTCCTGCCATTCCATTTGCTGCTAGCAGCAGTTATGCAACTTATGGCAGTATGTATGTACCGTCTGCGGTTACAAACTATCTAGCATTGCCGCATACCGCAGCCACAACTATTACATCAGGGTCAACTGATTCATTTAGTGCTGAGTGTTGGGTGTATTTTAACTCTGCAACAGCGTCTACAACGATAATGAATCAGTCTGGTGCAAACTCTGTTACATTCCAAAACTGGAGTTTTGGTCTCGACGGATCTAAGCAGTTCCAGATTATCTGGGGCAGCACTGGTAGCCCGGGCTCACAAATTGGCTACATCTCCGGCACAACAGTAGCAAGGTCAGGTGTGTGGTACCACTTGGCTTATGTTAAAACTGGGGGTGTTTGGTCCTTGTTTGTTAACGGAGTAAGAGAAACTACATTCTCTGGCCTAAACACAGCAAGCGATGGAACACAAAACCCATTACGCATTGGTAGCGATACTTTCTCAAGTCAGTCTATTAACGGATACATTGCTGACGTTAGGGTGTACAAAGGTGCAACAGCAGGTGCGCCATACAGTGCATCTAGTTCGACTATCACTATTCCATCTGCACCACTTGCAGCAGTAACAAACACTCAATTATTGACTTGTCAATACAACGGTGGAGCAAACAACTCAGGCATTGTTGACAACGGGCCGTTTAACGCTATTGTTACTAGAAGCGGCAACGCATCGCAAGGTACATTTAGCCCATACAGTCAAACAGGCTGGTCGGTTAACTTTAATCGTAGCAGGTTAGATTCGACTCTAACCGGCAAATCGCCGGGCACCGGATCATTTACATACGAGCTGTTCTTTAACGTAACTATTAAAGATGCAGCTATTGCTAACGTTGCCGCATTGTTCAGTACCCGAGGCGGAGGCACTGGCGCCGATGGATTTGACGTTCAAATTACTACAGCAGGCGCGGTGCAAATTGGTACATCTGGTGCTATATTATTCACTTCGAGTAATTCTCTAGTAGCTAACGGGTTATGGCATCATTTAGCAATAGTTAGAAATGGTACAACCAATTGGGCAGTGTATCTAAATGGAAGCTCGATTGGCACACTAAGTAACGCAACTAACTTCACTTCGGTCAACTTGTACCTTGGAGTATTTGGTGGTACCGGTCAAGACTGGTTTAAAGGTTACATAAGTAATTTCCGTTACACTCGTGACGCAGTGTATACTTCAAATTTTACGCCATCAATAACACCGCTCGCAGTAATAGCCAACACTGAATTTTTAAGTTGCCAGTCTAATAGACATAAGGATAATTCAGCAAACAACTTTGCAGTAACTCCGGTGGCAGTAAATGGATCGTCGAGTATCCAGGCGTTTAGTCCGTTTAGTCCAAGCGCCGCGTACACACCAAGTTTGCACGGTGGAAGTGCATACTTCGACGGCACAGGGGACTATCTAACAGTTGGTACATTTGCCCCGGGTACTAATAACTTTACAGTGGAATTCTGGTTCTACTGCACTGCGTTACCAGCCAGTGGGCAACAAGGTATATTCTTTGCTACGCCATGGGGAGGCAGTAATTTTCAAACGTATATTAAAGATGATTCGACTATAATATGGCAAGCATATACGCAAAACAATACAGCGGCCGCAGTAAAACTAAATCAATGGTATCATGTTGCTGTTGTTAAGAATGGTTCTACTGGGTATTTTTATATAAACGGTGTACTACAAAATACAGCAACACTAACAAATAGCATTTCGGGTACAGCAACTGTGGGGGCAAGAGAGGGAGGGATATTCTTCACTGGGTATATCAGTGATATGCGGGTATCAATTGGCACCACTGTGTATACTGGCGCATTTACACCACCAACGGCGCCTCTAACAAGCTCGACTGCAACTCCGCCAAACCTGTTATTAAACTTTACTAACGGTAGTATTGTTGACCAGCACTCTAGTTATAATTTAGAAACAGTAGGCAACGCACAAGTAAGCACCGCAGTTAAGAAATACGGTAATTCTAGTATGTATTTTGGTGGAAGCCAAGCTCTATTATTCCCGGGTTCTAGTATTCCTGGCGGAGCAGGGTCAGCATTCACAGTTGAATTTTGGATAAACGCCCCGGCAGTGAACTCATTGACAATTATGAGAGCGAACGGTAATGCTTCAAGTCTCTGTTTAAGTACTAGTGCATCAGGTCAATTAGTAGTCTCTAACGTTTTTGCCGCAGACTTTTATACATCTACAAGTACACTTTCTCCTAACGTTTGGACTCACGTTGCAATAGTTAGAAATAGTTCTAATTTGTACACCGTATACTTTAACGGGGTTTCTGCCGGAACAGCAGTCACCTATGCTACTTCAATTGGCACAGCAACACAAATGTATATTGCGTACAACACGTACACTACAGGTTATTCTACATTTTATCTAGATGACTTCAGAGTAACAAACGGATTTGCACGATATACTGCAAACTTTACCGCTCCTACCAGTGGGCATCTGGGACAATAAATATGTTATTAGGATTAAATTAAATGTCATTTCCCGCAAGCCCTAGTAACGGACAACTAGCAACAGTAAACAACATTGCGTATGTTTACGCTAGTGCAACAAATTCGTGGACTCGTACCACCTCAAGTAACATTACAGTGGGCGGCTATCTTGCGGCAACTTCAGTAAGAACTGATAGCTATCGATTTGCGAACGGAACATCTTATGTTGGTACTAGTATTGCAAATTCCTCTGACCTTACAGCAAACGTTGCTAGCGGGACCAATATTGGATTAACTTTAACAGCAACTGGAGTAACAGGTGGTGTATACGGATCAGCTACTGCAATTCCTACTATTGTAGTTGACAACAAAGGTCGTGTAACCAGCATCACTAGTAATGCAGTTAGTACAACAATCAGTTTAGCAGGAACAAGCGGCACTGGCAGTGTCGCAGGCGGAGGCACACTAACATTTGCAGGCAGTAACGGGTTTACTGCTACTGCAAGCGGCAGCACAATTACTCTATCCACTTCTCAGAATCTGCAAACCAACGCAAGCCCTACCTTTGCTGGAGTTACATTACCTAGCATCACACACAGTGGCACCAATGGTGTTGGTGATATCGGACAAAGTGGACAGACGTTTGCAACAGTTTATGCAACAACATTTAGCGGTGTATCTACTACAGCAAAGTACGCTGACTTGGCAGAAAATTACTCCAGCGACAAACACTATGAACCAGGCACTGTAGTAGTGTTTGGAGGAACAGCAGAAATTACAAGTACAAAAATCACACACGACACACGAGTTGCTGGCGTAATTTCTACAAACCCTGCTTACTTAATGAATAGCGAAAGCACTGGGCTTCCAGTTGCGTTTACTGGGCGTGTGCCGTGCAAGGTCCGCGGGCCAATCGCCAAAGGCGATGTACTAGTTGCTAGCGCATATCCTGAATATGCAGAACGACTAACTGATAGTTTGTACAAACCTGGTTGCGTACTTGGTAAAGCATTGGGATCAGTGCCAGATAACGAGTTTGCCACAATCGAAGTAGTAGTTGGCAGATTTTAAGGAAACACAATGCAAAAAATTAATAAACTTTACAGATCCGACTACACAGGTGAACGAGTAGTAACTCAATTAAATTACCAAAACGGCGATTGGAAATCAGAAAGTGAATGGATCCCAAGTGGGGTAGAGAATATCCACACTACCAGTCAGGCGCTAATCATCGGTGGCGGCAAAAGTTGGCAAGAAGGCCAATTTGAATTTGACCTAAGACACATAAAAAATCACAAAGGTGGCCTGCTTGGTGCAAACAGATTGCAGACCTACGGTACTAATCAACTGTATAAAAAATTTACTCCAGATTTTCTAATCATTGACAATGACGAAGCACTAGAAGTAGTGCAGAGTGGATACACACGTGATCACATTGTGTATGCACATGCACCTCAAATTTTAGAATACCCAGGGAAGTTCTATCTAATTCCCCAAGACCCAAGTTGGAATGCAGGAGCTATCGCTACCTACCTAGCCTGCTTTGACGGACATAAAAAAGTATTTTTAATGGGATTCGACGGACGCCAGGGCGAAGACGCCTTTTACGAAAAAGCAATGGCCATAGTGTTTAATCTGTACCCGGACGTTGATTTTATTAGGGTGTGCCCGACCCCTAATTATTATATGCCTGAGTCGTGGAAGTTTGTGGCTAACTTACGTCAAGTTGACTTTAGGGGCTTTGTCCTCGAAGCCGACATTGGATAATACTTCTTCCATAGTCTTGAGCTTGTCAACAATTGCAGTAAATTTAAAGCTGCGCCATACTCCAGGGTGAAGTGGCTTTGGGTGATCCTCTAACCTCACCCAACAGTACCCCCGATGTTCGGAATTTAGCAAAGGCACAAATTCCTCTTCTACACTAATCAAATAGGTGTAAAAAATAAATCGATTGTCGTCGCTGGTGTATTGCTCTATTGGGATTACTTTTGCGTCACGAATTTCCCCGCCAAGTTCTTCACGAATTTCGCGATGCAATCCTTGAATAACTGTTTCACCTGGTTCTACTTTGCCGCCAACAATGCCCCATGACCCTGCATGGCGAGCACTATTTCTTAGTAAAAACAGATATCGATGCGTAGAGGCGCAGTAAATTAGCGCCCCTGTACTTGATAAACTCAAATGACAATGCTCCAGTCGGAGTAACTATACACACCTTCGACGCTCTTAGCCCATTCGCCTGCTGTGTAATCGTACTTGTATTGTATGGTAGTTGTTAGGTTAGTAACAAATTCGTGATTCTGGCATGCCTGGCTATTAAAAGTTACTTTCCAACCAGTATTTGTAAATTCAATAATATCCCCGGCATTTGCAACAAACAGTGGATCGTCGTCCCACGCTGCTGCGCCTTCGTAGTTATTATAACTTCCAATACCGTTCAAGATCAAGTAGCGGGTGCCCACTTGTGGATTCAACAAATCGTAGTCAGTGACACTAACAGAAGCAGGATCGATAATAGCGTTAACCGCAGGTAATGTGTTCCCTGGCAACGTGTCGATGTCCGGGGTGTATAGCATACTGGCTTCGTCTGTTGGGTGTAACGCAATGGTTCCAACTACTTCACTTATACCATCGGGATGACGCAAGCGCACCTGCGAAATACCATTTCGAACCTTGCCTAGTTTACCCATAATGGTAATCCAACTATCGTAGTCACTGGCTGCAATACCAGCGTCGGACCCAAGTTGGTATGATTTAATTAGTTTTAAACTATTCCCAACATACAACAAATGATAGTCACGAAGCGTAACGACCCTGCGGGTCATAAGATCGGTCTCAGTAAAGATATTGTCAGACACGTTACCATTTGCGTCAAACACGTTGTTGATAACATTAGTAACAACCCCAAGACGTTTAACCTTGGCAGGGCTGCTTAACCAAATTGGCATTTCGAATTGCAATGTGGCAATGCTAATTGATTCGTCAGCGCCTGACGGGATAGTACGACTGTCCCATACTGTACTTTTCAATTCCACAACAGTTAGACTGCCCCAGTCAATGTAGTTGTCGGTGCTTTGCAGCTCCAAGCTTGGGTTAAACAACTGTGCGAGTTGTTCCCATATTTGTAGCTTTTGCTCAGTGTTGCTGGTCCAGATATCTAACTTTAACGTCAGCTTGTAAGGCACTGGCATTAGTCTTTCGACAGTGTATGCATCTCCGGGACCGCTAAGGTAGTTGCCAGTATCTGGGTCGTACTCTCGTTGTCGAACATTAATCTTACTAATAAAAGTAGGATCCTGCATTGCGTCGCGGTTGTAGTCTAGTGCGCTAACATATACACTCATTGCAGGAACACTATTCATTAGGTTCTCGCTATTGCCTTTGAGAATCTGTGCTGCTTGTCTACTAGGATCACCGTAGATAACAGGAACCTGTTGTAGCACTCGCTGTCCATCTGTGTTTTGTCCAAACTCAACTTGAAACCCCGACACAACTCTAACAAATTGAGTTAAGAATCGGCGAATCTGGCTGTCATAAAAGAATTGCTGTGCCATTAATTATCTGCCCTTAATTTGAAAACCTTGCTTAAACTTTGACGCTCGTTGTTAACTTCGCCTTCTACGTTGGTAAACGTATTGGTATTGTTTACAAAGCTATTGCGCAGTGTGCCACTAGCTGATCCTGGAGTTACGTTAGCTCGCAACTTCTCTTCAATGGTTACCCAACGGCGTCCATCATATCTAAATAGCCTATTAGGCAAGTAGTCGGTACGCAAGAAGTAATCGCCCTTGCTTGGGTTTGTATCAAACTCAACTCCGGTCCCGCACGGTAGTCCGTTAGGAGCGGTTCCGTCCCCTACTAGGTAGCCTTTAATTTTATCAGCACTGCTGATGTTTGACTCGTCTGCGCTTGCATCTGTACTGTCAGCAGTGGTTATAACATCGTCACTGGTTAGTCCGCCGTATTCAGGAGTCAAATACATTTTACTAGTATCATATCCGCTTAACGGAACATCCACTTCTGCTTGTGCAACAACTGCACGATTGATATTCATGTATACGCCGTAGTTACTCATAATGTCCGCAGTCTTTGTGCTAGCAGTACCATCAACAATGGTATTTAGAATGTCTTTGTACTCTTGTGAATCCACAAGTGGGTTTAGTTTAACACGCCACAGGTGCGGCCACCAAGTTGGTGTAAAGCCTTCGGAAGCATTACTAGCATCAGCAACAACATAGTAGCGTTTTAGTGCCGCAGGTACGTCCTGGTCCAGGGCAGTGTAATCTTTTAAGTGTTCTAACTCTAGCACATCGCCTGCCATTAGTCGACGTCCTAATAGGTCCATCATGTCATTAATGTGGAAAGTCATAAACAGCGTACCAGTTTGTAAGAACAATCCAAATTGGCTTAAATCAAAGTCCTGGTCGGCACGTTGATAGATGCCACGCATTTTGTAAATGTCCGGATCGTACTTGCGGTCACGGTTTTCTACAAACAGCAAGTCCTGTATGTTCTTTTCACTTTGGTTTGTGTAGACTGGCTGAGTTAAGTCAGTGCTGTCAGTTTGCTCGTGGGTGCCAAGATACTTGTGTACTAGAATCCCTGTACCCCCAATGGTAAACATCTCGCTAATTCTGCGATCAAAAAACTTATAATCGTTTGAGTGTTTACCGTCTTTCCAAAGTGATAAGCGAGCCATTGTCCATTCCTTATTGTATATTTATGGGCTTGACGGGTAATCCATTTTATCGTATAATCTGGGTATGCAAGCACAACACCAAGCCCATCGCAACGAATTGGACGTATGTTTAACAGCGTTGCAAAATACCCACAACATGGTTGCAAAAAGCACCCTGTGGAAGTTCTACAACAACTTGCGTCTTGCATGGGTTGCATTAGACACAGAAATGATTGAATGCCGGCGTAGAAATCGTTTAACACATAAGTATACAGAATTAGAAGCTGACTTTGTCCGGCACTACAAAAACTTTGAGCAGTGGACAGTAATGGCAGCACTAATGTACTAATATGACAATTCACGAATCACATCAGATTGGCTGGCGCTGGTACAACATTGTTGGAGTTCCGGGATGCTATACAGTTAAAGCAGGCGGGAACAATCGCATACTCTGTCGCGATCTTGCAACAATTGAAGATGCTAGAAAATGGATACTCAATTGACACAAAATGGTTCATTTGCTATAATAGACAACATGTACAAACTAATAAACAAAGCAGGCGCAGAACTAGACGGGTTTGAAACCCTGGATTCTGCTATGCAAGCCGCAAAGGCTGTGGGATTCTTTGTAACAATCAAAGGCCCAGACTTTGAGGTGTGTGGTATGTTTGGCGTGGACAGTGTTCGGGACGGCAAGTGTCCAGATGGCATCGCATACGACTGGAACAAAGCAAGCCGAATTGGCGCACCTAAGAGGACAAAATAATGGCAACAGTAGCTGGTATCAAAATTAAAATCAAAGCACCGCGTGAAAAACGCATTGCGTTTGCTGACGAAAAGTACACGGGGACTGAACCCCAGTGGGATACCGAAGAAGCACTCGGCTTTGATGACGCAACATTTGATAATCGCTTGCGCCGTAGTTTTTACTACTACAATTATCACTACAGTCAAAAGGATTGTAAGAAGCATGTGGTAGAATGGGTTAAGAGCAAGCCCGACATGTTTGATAAAGCACAGCTCAGCGCATTTATCCGCAGCCCTGACCGTAGCATGAGCATGACTGCATGTAGTCTAATCATGGCGCATCGTCAAGGCATGCCGCTTAAAGCACGTCATATTGAGTTTCTCAAAGAAGCAGTTGAATCGGCTATCAGTGTAGCAGACCCAGAAGAAGAAGTAGTGGTAGAAGGCGACAAGCCCAAAGCATACGTGCCCACTATCCAGGACCGTCTAAACGAAAAAACCAGCGAGCTCATTGGCGAACTTGAAGGCATGTTTGACGATGTGGTTGCAAACACCGCAGAAAAGTTCAAACCCTACGATTGGCTTACTGCAAACAACGTGGTACAAAGCCAGTTAGGAAAGTATGAAGATCTATACAACAGGCGTAAAGACGAACTATTACTGGCTCAGTCAAAAAAAGACGAGCAAGTACGAGAAGGCTATAGCTATCTTAAAGCCACTGACTTCAAACGAATTATCGCCTGGATCGACGACCTCC